TGGCGGCGGTGCTGGCGGGTATCGTGAATCCACGCTCAGTGTGCGCGTTGGATCGACCTACACGGTCACCGTAGGTGCTGGCGGTGCAGGCACGGCTGGTGCTGGCAACAACGGCAACAATTCGGTCTTTTCGTCCATCACATCAACTGGCGGCGGCAAAGGCGGTGGTTACGATCAGAAAGATGGCTCCAGCGGTGGCTCTGGCGGTGGTGGCGGTGGTCGTCAGGTGACAGAAACAACGACTGGAGGTACTGGTACGTCTGGTCAAGGCAACAATGGCGGCGACGGTGTTTCCTCCTCCACAATTGCCAACATGGCTGGGGGTGGCGGTGGCGGTGCTTCTGCTGCTGGCGCAAACGCAACTAACGGGGCGGGGGCCAATGGTGGCGCGGGTACTGCATCGTCCATTACAGGTTCTTCGGTAACTCGTGGTGGTGGCGGTGGCGGCGGTTCGTTTAACGGTAGTGCTGGCTCTGGAGGTTCTGGCGGCGGCGGTGCTGGTAGCGCGACTACAACCGCAACAGCAGGAAGCGTAAACACTGGCGGCGGCGGTGGAGGCTACGGCATGATTGTTGGAGCAGGAACAAGAACTGGGGCCAACGGCGGCTCTGGCGTGGTCATCATCGCCATCCCATCTGCTCGTACTGCGACCTTTTCTGGTGGGGTGACTCAGACTTCTGCAACGGTTGGAGGCTTCAAGGTTTATACGATCACCGCAACATCGACTACCAGCGAAACCGTTACTTTTAGTTGAGGATAAATATGTCACATTTTGCTAAGTTAGATGAAAACAACATTGTGGTCTTTGTAACTGCTGGGCGTCAGGAAGACAACGGGAAAGAGGCCGAATTATCTGCACAAACAGGGGATGTGTACAAGCAGACCTCCTACAACACTCGCGGGGGCATTCACTACGATCCGAACACAAACACACCCTCCGCAGACCAATCTAAGGCCATGCGGAAGAATTACGCAGGGATTGGCTACACCTACGATTACGTTCGTGATGCGTTTATTCCACCTAAGCCATTTCCGTCATGGGTGCTAAACGAACAAACGTGCCTCTGGGAATCTCCCACCCCGATGCCGAATGATGGCAAAATGTATATATGGGATGAAAATACACAATCATGGGTTGAATACAGCCCCGAAGGGAACTGAAGATGGCTTCTACCTACTCAACTAACCTAAAGATTGAACTCATCGGTCTTGGTGAGCAGGTTGGTACTTGGGGAACTACTACCAACACCAACCTTGGTACAGCGTTGGAAGAAGCCATTGTTGGTCTGGCTACGGCAAACTTTCCTTCTGACGCGAACCTGACTCTTTCTCTGTCGAACACCAACGCCGCGCAAACTGCCCGAGCGTTTGTGCTCAACTGCACATCCAGTGGCAGTTTGACTGCGACCCGTGATTTGATTGTTCCTGCGGTTAAAAAGCCGTACATTGTTAGAAACAATACGACAGGCAGTCAGAGCATCCGGGTGATTGTGGCGGGTGCGGGGGTAACCATCCCTAACGGTAAGACTGCTTTCGTGTACAACGACGGTACGGACGTTAAGTATGCGTTCGATCACATCGGCGCATTGGATATGAGCGGTGCGCTGGTAGTTGCCAGCACAGCCACGATTGGCGGTAACACAGCAATCACAGGCACCTTGAGCGCTACTGGCGACGGTACGTTCAGCGGAACCGGGCAAGTCAAGATGCCTACGGGCACAACGGCTCAACGCTCTGGCTCTCCCACAACTGGGATGCTGCGTTTCAACACGAACCTTGGCTCCTTTGAGGGCTACGACGGTTCCAATTGGGGCGGTATTGGTGGAGCGCAGGCTGGTGGTGCAATCGTGACCAACAAGACCACTGCAACGGTCAATTACACGATTGCCAGCGGTGAAAACGGATTGAGTGTTGGGCCTGTAACTGTGGCCTCTGGAGTAACCGTGACGGTCTCCACTGGTCAACGTTGGCTTATCCTGTAAGGAGAAAAGAATGGCAGTCACAATTAACGGTGATGGTTTAATTGAAGTTGGTGGGACATCCACTACTCAGGGTCGCGTTCGTCTTGCGGAAGATACTGATAACGGTACAAACTACATTGAGTTAACTGCACCTGCTTCAGTTGCAAGCAATCGAACCATGACGTTTCCTGATGCAACAACTACTGTTGTTGGAACAGATACAACGCAAACCCTGACCAACAAAACCATCAACGCTTCTCAATTGGTAGCGGCAAGCGTAACCTCAACTCAGTTAGCAACGGCTGTTCAACCAATTGGAGTGGGACAAACATTCCAAACTCCCTCTCGTGCTTTTAACACAACCTATACCAATTCAACGGGAAGACCAATTGCTGTTTACATTAGGATAGTTACTTTAAGTGGTACTGGAGCAACTTTATTTGTTGATGGTGTAGCAATTGCTCAGGATTCTGGGGTCACAAACATTGGCTCAAATCTTTCTTGCATTGTCCCCGCAGGAAGCACATACATAGTGTCAACCACTGGCACTCCTAGTCTTAATTCTTGGGCAGAATTACGTTAAGGAATCAACATGGCAAATTCAATAATCAATTCCGATGACGGCGTAGTATCTGGAACCTCCGGTATCAAAACCACGGGTGGGGATACTGGTGGACTCGAAATCCAGAGCAATGGAGCCGTAGTATTTGATACTCTACCCACACAAGTTGCCGCTCGTCAGACTTTTTACGCGATTGATGCTGGCGTTCCAGTTATTGCGCGTTCAACTGACAGTAACACCTACAAGTATGGAATGGAAGATACGTCCGGGGGTACGCAGAGAGGTTTTATTGGTGCAAATTCGACCAATGCCCTAATGGTTGCAAACGGCTCCGCAACCAACGTCATGAATGTGACATCGGCTGGCGTGTTGCAGATGAACTCTGGTTATGGTTCTGTAGCCAATGCCTTTGGTGTTCGTGCTTGGGCAAACTTTACTGGTGGCAACCCTCCGGCGCAAGTAAGTTCTGGTGGACTTTCAAGTGTTGCTTATGGTGGCGCTACAGGAGTATTTACGATTAACTTTGCTTCAGCAATGCCAGATACTGGATATTCTGTCGTTACTGCATCTTATTACTCTGCCGGTAATAACCCTTACCATAGTGCCATTCAAACAGGCACAAAAACAACCGCAAACTTTACTCTCGTCTCTATTCAATTCTCCTCGCCCGGTCCAATTTTCTTTAACGTAGCAGACACGTCATTTGCCGTCGTCAGATAAGGAATCACTATGAAAATGATTATGTATCCATCCGATTCTGGCGCAGTGATGATTGTCGTACCGCTGGGCGATTTGCCGGTTGAAGAAGTGGCGCTTAAAGATGTCCCTGCTGGCAAGCCGTTTAAATATATTGACCAAGATCAATTGCCTGACCACACGTTTCTTTTGGCGTGGGAAGCAGACTTTTCCAGCCCTGACGGACATGGTATGGGTGCGGACGCTTGGTTTGCTAAACAGAAGGAGCAGGCATGAGTAAGATCGCACTCTCTGGCAACGCAAGCGGAACGGGTACGTTCACGATTGAGTCGCCCAACACAAACACCAACTACACACTGACGCTGCCTGAAGCGAGTGGTACGCTTGCCACTGGTTCGCTGTTGCCTGCCGGTTCTGTGATTTGGTACGCAGCCAATACACCCCCTACGGGCTATCTGAAGGCCAATGGTGACGCTGTGTCTCGCACCACCTACGCAACCCTTTTTGCGGCAATTGGCACAACCTTCGGCGTTGGCGACGGCTCCACAACTTTTAATCTCCCCGACCTGCGAGGTGAGTTTATTCGCGGTTGGGATGATGGTCGTGGGGTGGATTCAGGTCGTGCTTTTGGTAGCAGCCAAGGGCAGGCAATTCAGTCTCACACACATACCCAAACAGGTTCAACCCTCGGCCCTGCGGGTGGCTCTTTTGCTTTTGGTCCCGGCTCTGGAGCGTCTGCTGTACAAGCCACCGCAAGCACCGGCGGCACTGAAACCCGCCCTCGTAACGTGGCGCTGTTGGCCTGCATTAAATTCTGAACGGAGTATCAAGCATGATTACTATCAACATGGACAAAGCCAAAGTAATTGCTCATGAAGCGCGTCGTGCTGCTCGTGCTGCTGAGTTTGAACCACATGATGCGGTCATCATGAAACAGATTCCCGGTGCTGATACTGCTGCCGAAAATGCTCGTCAAGCAATTCGTGACAAATACGCCGCTCTTCAAACTCAGATGGATGCTGCTCAGACACCCGAGCAACTGAAGTCGCTGATGCCGCAGGTGTAATCATGGCTGAACAGTGGATTCAAAAAGCCATCAAAAAACCCGGTGCCTTAAAGAAGTCACTAGGTGTTGCTTCGGACAAACCTATCCCCGCAAAAAAACTTGCAAAGGCGGCTAAGGCTCCGGGCAAACTGGGACAACGTGCAAGGCTTGCGCAAACACTAAGAGGGATGAAAAAATGATTTTCAAAGACAAAGACCTACACAAAGAACACCTTCTTGTAGACGCTGAAATGAAGCGTCTAGAGGCGGCTTCACCTGCCAAAGAAGTAGCAGGAAAGTCCATCGGCAAATGGGGGCTACTGTGTATCACGGTGATTGTGATGATCGGCGTAGGTGCAAGCCTCGTCCTTGAGGAATCCAAGATTGCTGCTGTTATCGGTCTGGTATCCGCTGCGCTGACGGCTTTGATTGCTATGCTCAACGGTATTGCCGGGGCAACTCCGAAACAGGAGAAGCCTGAGTTTGAAGTGATGAAGCAGTTGATTGAGCGCCTTGACCGCATGGCAGACAGAGACCCCATGCACGTTCATGTCGATGGGGACAAAGTCACCGTTAAAAAGGGTGACAGCGAAATGACTTCTGGGAGGTAAAAATGGTTCCAATCGTAGGCGCATTACTTGGCACGTTGGCCCAAAACGGTCTAACGCTTCTTTCCAGCGCAATCCAAGCGAAGGGCAAGCAAGTTGTTGAAGACACGCTAGGCGTAAAAATTTCAGACGACCCAAGCCCTGAAGAGGTCAGCAAACTGCGCCAGTTGCAGTACGACCATGAAGAGCGTCTGCTTGAACTGGGTATCGAGAAAGCCCGTCTGGAGCAGGAAGAACTCAAAGCCTTGTTGGCGGCACAAGCCAACCAAGAGGACAACGTCAGCAAACGTTGGCAAGCCGACATGGCGTCTGACTCTTGGCTGTCCAAGAATGTGCGTCCGGGCACTCTGGTGTACCTCTTGACTGCCTACCTCATCTTCGCTCTACTGGATGGTGCTGGGTACAAAATCAGCGAGTCTTACGTCTCTTTGCTGGGTCAGTGGGGGATGCTGGTGATGACAGCCTACTTCGGTGGTAGGACGGTTGAAAAGGTCATGGAAATGCGTAGGAAGGGGAAAGAAGAATGAGCCTCTCAAAAGAACAAGCGGCATTCCTTCTGGATGCTTGCAAACTGATCCAGTACGCCACAGAGCAAGGCTTTATGGTGACGGGTGGTGAGTTGGCTCGCACCCCCGAGCAACAGGCCATTCACTTCAAAGCAGGGCGCTCCAAGACCATGAACTCAATTCACTTGAAGCGATGCGCGATTGATTTGAATTTTTTCAAAGACGGCAAGATCATTTGGGACAAAGAGGTGTTGGCCCCGCTAGGCGTGTTTTGGGAGTCTTTGCATCCCAAGAACCGTTGGGGTGGTAACTTCAAGTCTCTTGTAGACTGCCCACATTTTGAACGGAATGTATAACTATGTTGCAACGCCTCCAGTTCAAACCCGGACTTAACCGCGACCAGACGAACTACGCTGGCGAAGGAGGCTATTACGAGTGCGACAAGATTCGTTTTCGTTCAGGCTACCCACAAAAGATCGGTGGTTGGGAACGAGCCAACACGGTGACGATTAACGGCGTATGCCGTCAGATGTTCAACTACGTCACTTCGTTCAACGACAACATTCTGTGGCTAGGGACTAATACCCATCTGTATGCGGAAGTAGGTGGAAACCTTCAAGACCTTACGCCTGCCCGTGCAACGTTTACCACTCCTACAACTAACAACTGTTTTGACACCACTCTTGGGTCTCGTATCGTCAACGTAAACATTGTTGGGCACGGGGTCAATAACGCAGGTGAGTTTGTCACTTTCTCCGGTGTGGTGGGAAGCGGTAGCCCCGCAACAATCGGCGGCATTCCGCAATCTGAGTTCAACGCAGAGTTTCAGGTTTACGCTGTAGTCGATACTGACAACTTCCAGATTGAAGTCACGACAGTTGCTACAAGCACGACCACAAACCAAGGGGGCACAGGTATCACTGCGGTGTTTCCAATCTTGGTGGGTCCAGAAATTGACCAGTACGGTTATGGTTGGAGTGCTGGCCCTTGGAGCCGCCTTGGCTGGGGCACTGGTACGCTGACACCGTTGGTCATTAACCAGCGCGACTGGTGGTTCGACAATTTCGACAACGATACGGCGATGAACATTCGCAACGGGACACCGTACTGGTGGGCTTACGATGCGACGTATACCGCACGTGCTATCCCGTTGGCTACGGCTGCGACCAATGCTGGCTACACGGGTAGTGAAGTACCTACGACGGTTATGCAGTTGCTGGTGTCACAAAACGACAAACACCTACTTGCTTTTGGGGCTACGCCGTATGGTGGTGGTAACTTCGACCCTATGTTGATTCGTTGGGCCTCACAAGACGAACCGTTCCAATGGGTGCCCGCCGCTACTAATTCGTCTGGATTTTTTCGCGTATCACGAGGCTCTCGTATTGTGCGGGCTATCCCTAGTCGCCAAGAAATTTTGGTGTATACGGATACCACCCTGTACTCAATGCAGTTTACAGGGACGACGGATGTATTTGCGCTGCAAGAAATGGCGGATAACATTTCGGTTATGAGTCCACGGGGTTTTGCTTCGGCAAACAACGTGACTTACTGGATGGGGTTTGACAAGTTTTATTTCTACAGCGGACGAGTAGAAACGCTTCCTTGCACTCTGCGCAATTACGTTTTTGAAGATTTTAACTACGAGCAACAAAACCAAGTTGTTTCTGGCACAAACGAAGGATGGAACGAAGTTTGGTGGTTCTACCCAAGCGCAAACTCTACGGTAAATGACCGTTACATCATCTTTAACTACCTTGAAAAAATTTGGTACTACGGGCAGATTGAACGCTCCGCTTGGTTGGACTCGCCTTTGCGCACCTATCCACAAGCCGTTGGCGGTGTGAATCTGTACAACCACGAAAAAGGTGTGAATGACGACGCACTACCGATGACCTCTTACATCATCACGTCTGACTTTGACGTGGGCGATGGTGAGAACCTGCTGCTGATCCGGCGTATCCTTCCCGACATCAACTTCAGTGGGTCTACTGCGGCTGCACCTAAAGTGATGCTGACCATGCGTCCGCGTAATTTCCCCGGTGCAAACTACTCAGGGACCAACCAGCCAGAGGTAACTCTGTCTACTACGGTACCCGTAGAGCAGTACACCGAGCAGGTGTTCATTCGTGCCCGTGCTCGTCAGATGGGGTTTAAAATTGAGTCCACCGAGTTAGGTGTGCAGTGGCAGTTGGGTGCACCGCGTCTCGATGGTAGAGCGGATGGCAAGCGATGACTATTGTTAAGAAATTCATTGCCCCTGCTCTACCTCTTCCAGAGGTGGAGTACAACCAGCAAAGTCAGACCAACCTCATTCGTGCGTTGCGCCTGTATTTCAACTTGTTGGATGACTACTTTGCCAAGGTTGTGCTTGATGCACTCAATGGCGCGGCAGGGGGCAATGGCATTTCATTTCCTCACATTGCAGCCTCAGACTCTACTGACCAGTATGCAGGTGGCAACAACACGCCGACTGTCGTCAAGTGGAACACGTTAGATTCTGGGTTTTTGTGGACTCTTAGCCCTCCGGGTTCGGCTACGGCTGCGGTTGCTGGGGTTTACAAGATTACGTTCAGTTTGCAGTTCGTCAATACTGCCAATGCTGTTCATGATGCTGTAGTCTGGCTAAAAGTTAACAATGCAAACGTGGCTAACTCAGCAACAACGTTCAGTATCCCCGCACGCAAAAGTGCCGGGGTGCCTAGTTATCTTGCTGGCTACTCTGAAATTACTTTTTCCGTAGCAGTAGGCGACACGATTGAGTTGTACTGGGCTACTGACCAAGCAGCGACAAGTGGTGGGGGATTAGGGGTGTACATCCTCCACGATGCTGCCCAAACAGTGCCTTATGCCCGTCCAGCAATCCCATCAGCGATAGGGTCGATTACTTACGTTTCGGCTCTTCCCCCACCTTGACAAATTGAGGATAATTTAACTATGCAATATCCCACAATTGCCCAACCACAATTCGCATTCGCTCCCACCTTTGCTGGAGGCGGGTTGGCTGACGCTGCTCAAGCGGTTCAAGCCCAAGGTCGTAACAGAGACACGATGCTCGTGCACATGACCCCTAACGAAGTGAAGGGGTTGCAGGCACTGGCTATGGCGCATGGTGGTTCTCTAACAATCAACCCGGCTACGGGTTTACCCGAGGCTGACTTCCTTGATGCCATTCTGCCTATCGTGGCAGGTTTTGCACTTGGTCCGGCAGGCTTTGCATTGATGTCTGCTCCGGCTGCGGCACTAACCGTGGGTGGTGTGACTGCTGCAATGACGGGTGACCTTGGTAAAGGTCTGATGGCGGGTCTAGGTGCGTTTGGCGGTGCCAACATGGGCGCTGCTCTATCGTCTACTGGTACCGAAGCAGCCAAAACAGCGATGCTGCCTAGCGGCGGTATGACGGTAGCGGAAAGCCTTCCTGCTAGTCTGGGTGGTACGGGTGCTACGACAGGTTCAACTCTTGCAGACATCACTGGAAAAGCGGCTTCTGCGTCTGGCCCAATGTCGATGGCTTCGTGGGCACAGCCTAGCGTGGCTACCCAGTTGGGCATAAACGCTGCGCCTACGGTAGCAATGACCCCATCCCAAGTTGCTGCTCTGCAATCCACTGCTCCAACTGGCTTTAGCAGCGTGGGCGCAGGGGTTAAAGATTTGTTCTCCACTGGTGGCTTTGATCGCTTTGGTACGGCGCTTTCTCAACAAGCAGGTGGTGGTCTCGGTGCTACGGCAAGTCTGGCTGGTGTAGGGATGCCTATCATTAACGCCTTGCAACCAACCTATGATTTTCCTGCTGTGGAGGAAGCCACAAGCAACTATGCTGGCCCATACCGTCCCTCCGAACGTCAGGTGCGGTATCCAACGACCCGTGACCCCAAAGATTCCTCGGAGTTTTTGTATTTCACTCCGACCAACCCGTATCCGGGTGTAGTGTCGGCTGCATCCGGTGGTCAGATCGGCTACGCAGAAGGAGGGCAGGCTGAGGCTAGTTACGGCTTTAGCCCGATGGCATCGGTTGCCCCTGTTGCGGCTCCAACTGCTGGTTTGACTGCAATTGCTCCGGGCAGCACTATTCCTGCTCCTACGGGTGATCGTGCGTTGCGTACCCCCGGTGCTGAATTTGTTGCGGGACGTGCGCCGGAGTTCAACTATAACTTTAAGCCTGTCGAGGTTCGTAAGCCAATTCCTCCGGCTCCTGAAACAGCAACCCTAGCACCGCTTGCCACATTGTTTAGCAAGACCTTGTTTGGTGGTCAGTCGGAAGGCGCAATAGAGCCAAGCGGAGATGAGGGCGGGTCTTTAGGTGGCATGATGGGTCGGCTTTTAGGCAAGGACAAAGACGACGACGGTTACGCTAACTACACCAATCTGGCGCAGTATAAGTACGATCCACAGACTCAAAGCATGGTGCCTATGATGGCGCAAGGCGGATTGGCTGCGCTCAATTCCTTCAACAAAGGCGGCACTCCTGCGGGTGGACGTTTCTTGCAAGGGGCAGGCGACGGCACTAGCGACTCTATTCCTGCCACGATAGGTGGAAGTCAACCTGCTCGGCTGGCTGATGGTGAGTTTGTGGTTGATGCTCGCACTGTGTCCGAGATTGGTAATGGCTCTTCTAAGGCTGGTGCCAAGAAGTTGTACGCCATGATGGAGCGTGTACATAGCGCACGCAAGAAAGCCAAGCGCGGGCAGGACTCTAAAGCAGACAGGTACTTGCCAGCATGATGGAATTGCAGATAAACACTCTGTGGATTGAACGGCTCCTGAAAAAGCCCTTCCACAAGCATTGTCTGCTGGGGGACAAGAAGTTCTTCGACCCCTATTACTTCTCGGTAGCAAAAGAGTTGGAAGACAATTTTCCAGTCATTCAAGCCGAACTTAAAGAGATTCTTAAGCGATACGACGATTTTGCGCCGTTCCAAAGCATTTCACCTGACCAGACCTACATCTCCAATGACGACAAGTGGCGGATGTTCTTCTTCAAGGCTGCTGGAGTAAACTTTGGGCGTAACCAACAGTTTGCACCAAAGACGTTTGGGATTTTGAACAAACACAAATATGTGATTTCAGCCTACATATCTGTGCTTGGTCCTCATAAGATGCTCATGCCACATGAAGGTCCGTGGTCTGGCATTCTGCGTATGCACTTAGGGGTAGTGATCCCCGGCAACAAAGAGTGCACACTGGTCAATGGTGGCGAGAAGTATCATTGGGAAGAAGGTAAAGTAGTCTTGTTCGATGACACGTACGAGCACATTGCGGTGAACGAAACCGATCAAATTCGGGCGATTCTGTTCTTGGATGTGATGCGTCCTCTTCCACAGCCGTGGAAGTTCATCAACTGGGCGGTTCTGCGTTTGTCGGTTCTGTTTCCGTATATTTGGATTCCGTACTTCCGACACAAGCGGTGGGAGAAACGGTTCTACGGAGAAAAAGAATGCAATGCACAATGGTCCCTAGCGAACACGTTAAAGAGATTTGGCCTCGGGTTGAAAAGTACCTCGAAGGCGCTGCTGAATATACTCATGGTCGGTACGACGTGGATGACATCTACGATTCGATCATGGGTTACGACCACACGCTCTGGATTGCGTTCGATGACGAAGGCGTCAAAGGAGCAGTCGTGACAAATTTCATGTTCTACCCCCGCAAGAAATATCTTGTGATGACTTTTTGTGGCGGTGTAGAACTGGAAACATGGAAAGACCCCATGCTGAAGTTGTTGCAGCACTTTGCATTTGATTCCCACTGTGAGGGCATCGAGGCGACTGCAAGACCGGGCTGGGCGAAGATGTTTAAGAATGACGGACATGTTCCGTTGTGGCAAACCTTTCAACTGCCTGCGGCTGACGCAGGGTTAGGAGCACAAAATGGGTAAAGGCGGCGGCGGCGGTGGAGCACCTCCACCCTCATCTCAAACAGTAACGCAGACTAACCTGCCGGAATACGCACGTCCGTATTTTGAAAACCTGCTACAGCGGGGTCAAGCCGAGTCCTATCGGGAATACACCCCGTACGAAGGGCAACGGATTGCTGACTTTACTCCGGGGCAGACTGCGGCGCAAACTGAAACACTCGGGATGCAAACCCCCGGGCAGTTTGCTACGGCTACGGGCGGGACAACGGCTGGCGCGGCTATGGGTCTTGGTGCTGGTTTGCAAGGTCTAGGGGCTGCGTTTACTGATCCGACCCAAATGATGTCGCCTTATTACCAAGGCGTTGTCGATGTGCAAAAACGCGAAGCCATCCGTGACGCGCAAAAAACTCAACTGGGTGCCAACCTTGCGGCGGCTAGACAGGGTACCTACGGCGGTGCCCGTCAACTCTTGGCTCAAACCGAGCGTGAACGTGCCCTTGGGCAGCAAGTTGGTGACATTCAAACCCGAGGACTTCAAGCAGCCTATGAGGCCGCAGCACAACGTGGTCAGATGCTGGGTCAACTTGGTATGCAGGGTCTGGGCATGGGTCTGCAAGGCTCGCAACAACTCGGACAACTGGGTGCACAACAGCAACAGACTGATCTTGCTCGTATTCAAGCACAAGCAGCCGCTGGTGCGGAACAACGTCAACTTCAGCAACAACGTCTCGACACGTCGTATGCCGACTTCTTGCGTCAGCGTGACTACCCGATGGAGCAGTTGGGGTACTTCAGCAACCTGTTGCGTGGCGTGCCTGTTCAGTTGGGTTCTACCCAAACTACATATGCGCAACCCCCGTCTCTTGCTTCTCAGGTCGCTGGTCTAGGCTTGGCGGGGTTGGGCATGTACAACCTAGCAAAATAAGAGGCAGACATGGAAACTAAACCTTACGCACTCCAGTCGCCTGAAGCCATTGCAAAAGAGTACGGCGGCAACAAACAGAAAATCGCACAGGCTGCACAGATCGGTCTGCTTGATCCTACCGCTGCGGTGTTGGCGGGTATGTTTATTGACCGCATGCGTGGCGCTCAGTCGCAAGAACAGGCTCCGCAAAGCACAGTGGCTCAACAAGTGCTGGCCCCACAACCTGCTGCACCTGCGGGTGCTGGCTTAGGTGCAACTCCTGAAGCCTCTCAATTGGCAGCGGCTTATCCCGCTGAAGGCGCACCACCTCCGATTCCCGGTCCGTCCATGCCGCAAGAGCCTGTGATGGCTGCGGATGGTGGGCTGATGTCTTTGCCCGTGGATGATGCCATGTTCCAACCCTCCTACAACTCGGGGGGCATTGTTGCTTTTGCGACTGGCTCTGATGACAAACCAGTTCAAGGTGAAGGTGTTATTGCTGAACGTGAGCGTGAGCGCCTGCGTCGGGTCATTCAAGAACGTGCTGCGGCAATCACTGACCCCACCGCTCGGGCGCAGTTCCTCAACCAAATTACCAAGTTGTCTCCTGACGAGCAACGTCAAGCACTGGGTGAGATCACGCTAAACCCCATCCCCCTTCCTCCTGTGTTCGAAGCGAGAGATATGCGTGAGGTGCAAGGCGAAGGGTTCGGTGGGGTAGACCGTCCAAGTAATGCGCGTGGTGTGATAGATGCTCAAGCCGCAAGTACTGCTGTTGCTCCTGCGGCTGCTGATCGTTCGAGTGCTCCTGACCCAGCGGAAGAAATTCGTCGGGAATTTGGTGATGAAGCCGCTCAGTTCTACAAAGAAAAAGGCTTTTTTGCCCCGACGGCATGGCGGCGACTTTCTGACGGCGAATCTCCAACGCTGATGGTGGGGAAACCTCCCGTGTCGGATGTTTATCCTGACGAGACCCTTCGTGGTTCTCGTGCGTCAATGGTTGCTCCTTCTGCGGATGCCCCCGCCGCCGTTGCTCCTGCGGATGTTGCTACTCGTAGCGTTGCTCCTGCTCCTGCGGATGCTACCGCTGCTCCTGCTGTACAAGACCGTGGCCCTACGGCTAATACTGCCTTTGGCCTCCGTATCCCGGGTGTTGCGACAACCAACCGTGCGGACATTCTGTACCCAACACCCAACTTTCCAACTGCACGGGTGGCTGATGCCGCGATTGCGGCTGACCCTCAAGCAGCGGAAGCCGCGACAAAACAAGGTGGTGCTGCGGGTCTAAGTGCGTACGTTGATCAGTACAAGCAGTTGCTTGGTGCTGTTCCCGAAGGCGAAGGTCTCAAAGAGTACAAGGAGTACCTGAAGAACCTGCCGGGTGAACTTGACAAGCGCAAGAAGGAAGACTTGTGGGGTGCACTGACTCAGTTTGGTCTGAACCTTGCTGGCTCTCAGTCGCCTTACTTCTTGCAAGCCGCTGGTCAAGCAGGTGCTCAAACGATGCCTGCCATCACTGGTGCTATCAAAGAACGTCGTGGTGCTGAGGCCGAGGCTCGTAAGTCTCGTGCTGAACTTGACAAGATGACTCGTGCCGAGGAGATCAAAGCCCTTGAGGGTGGCGTTAAGTTGTATGGTGATGAACAAGGTCGTCTTAACCAAGCAGAAATTGCTCGTCTTAACCGTGAAGCCCAGTTGCAAGCAGCGCGTATGGCGGCTGACAAACCGACTGATATGCGTAGTTACGTTGCCGATGCTGTGGCTGCGGCACGAGCAGCGGGTGATAACCAGACTCCTGAGCCTGTGCTTCGCCAACGTGCAGTGGAGACCTACTTGAACCTGTACGGTGCTGCGGGGGCACGAGCAAGTGCTGCCCAATCGCAGGCAACTACAGCGGCTGATGCGGCCTCCGCTAGAATTCAAGATAGTGCGCGTGACAACGTTGACAAAGCACTTGCGGGTAACTGGAATAGTACTGAGAACAAGCGCATCCGCGATCTGCAAAAAGCAGACAGGGAAGCAAATAAAACTTCTGGGGCTAAACCGGGGGATGCAAACTACCAAGACAGCGTCACTCCGTACAAAAACAGTCTGTATTCCTCTGAAGAGAATCGTCTTCGTCGAGGAAGTGCTGCCCCGGCTCCTGCGCCTGATGCCTCTGCTCGACCCCCGGCTCCTGCTCCGGCTCCTGCTGCTTCTGCGGGGAGGACTATCCCTGCGGCTGCAATTTCTGATTTGAAGCGTAATCCGTCGGAGTTGGCGAAAAAACAGTTTGACGAGGTCTTCGGTGCAGGTGCTGCCGCTAGAGTGCTTGGTAAATAAAGGGAGCCGTTGTGGAGAACCCCTTCGCAAAATACAGGGAACAAGAGGAACCTAATCCGTTCCGCAAGTTCGCACGAGAAGAACCTGTTGCCGCCCCGGTCTCTAGGAGAGAGGAGGCTGCTCCAGTACCTGCACCTGCTGCACCTAGAGCAGCAGAAGTCAATCCGTTTGCACAATACATCCCTGCTTCTGCGCCCGCTCCGGCTCCTGAAGCGGCTCCAGCCCCTGCTCCAGCAAAGCCGGGGGAAAGTTCTTTTTGGGGGGAAATCAAAAAAGGTTTTGGCACAGCGTGGGAGGGGATTAAGAATCTTCCTGAAACGCTTGGGCTGCAACGTTCGTCGCTCAACGTAGACCGCAATATGCAGGTCTTGAACTACCTTGATCGCATCGACAAGGGGGAAAAGTTTGGGTTAGGTGTTGGTATGGGCGAATTGCCCGTAAACATGACCACGACTATTGACCTATACCAGCGTGCAAAGCCCGAGAAGCGTGCAGAGTTGCGTGCCAAGGTTGAGGCTGAGATGAGAACTCAGCAAGATAAAGTCATGCAGGCTCTACCTGCGTATGCGGAGTACCAGAAGAAACTGGAACCCTATCGAGGTCGTGTGCCTGACTTTACCGATATTGGGTCAATCAAAGACTTCCGCGATTGGCTCGGTTTCAATATGTCTGCGGGCACGGTGCAACTTCTGCCTATCATGGCATCCGCTTATGTCACCCGGGGTCAAGCGCGAGTTGCTGCCCCTGCGGGTATTGGTACTACGATGGCGTTGGGGGAAACGGTTCAGAACCGCCTTGAGTACATCCTCGACAAGGTAAAGAGTCTCCCTCCTGAACAGCAGGCGCAGGCAGTACAAGAATACATCACTGCGACTAACGACACCAACATGGCAGTTGCCATTACATCTGGTGCGCTTGATCTTGCTGGCCCGGTTGGCACGATTATTAGAAAACAGTTGGCGAAAGAAGCAGGCAAAGAAGCCGTCAAATTTGCCACGAAAAGGGAAGCCGCTAAGGCTGCGGTTGTACAAGCCCCTCGTGAAATTGCGGAAGAGTTCCTTACTGGCGGTGCGCAAGAAATCACGCAGATTGCTGGTGCCCGTAATGTTGGCGAGCAGACTGGTGACATCTTCACTGAGAAGAACATCAAGCGCGTATTGAACGCCGCCGCAGCAGAAGCCGCAGGTAGTTTGAGTGGTAGCGGTATTAACGTAGCCACAAACGTTGGGCAACAGATGTTGGCTGAACGTGCTGAACGCCTTGCCCAAGAAGAATTGATGAACCAAGTCCGTCAGTCCGGGGTAACGGCTGCGGCAGATAAGATTGGACCCGCTTTTGACACGCTGGTGGCGCAATACAGAGCCGAGGGCATGTCTGAAATTGATGCGTTTAAGGCGGCGGGTGCCGACATAACGCGAGGGAGGGTCGATCTTGGAGACATTACAACTGACACCGGAAGAGGTGAGCCTAGCGTTTCTGTGCCTAGTGGGGGAACGGAAACAATCCAGCCTGCCACCCAGCCTGACGAAACTGGAACTGCACCAGTGGCAGTATCTGGCGCACCTGCTAGTGATGCTGGAACAGGAACGCGATCTGTCGCAACTGCACTAGATGGGCGTGTTGAACCTACACTAGATGTAGATGCTCTAACAGCCCTACCTTCTGCACCCGGTCCGACGTTGGATGTAGACCAACTGATGACGCAAGAATCCCGACAGCGCGAGCGTACGGAGCCTAGTGCTGCTGTAGTAGAGCCGGGGGCGCTTGAAGCCCAGATTCGTCAAACTTATGATCAGCCTGTGGCTGACCGTATTGTTGCCCGTGCAAACGAACTCACGCAAGAAGCCATCGAAATGGGGGCGTCAGTTAACCCCGACTTGATTATGCGTGCTGCCGAAGCACAAGTTACGGAGACGCTGCCTGAAGAAACAGTTGCGCCGCAAGGTACGGAAGTCATCGACGAGAGTGCGTTCCTAGAATCCGCTGCACCGCAGGACGCAACAGCCATCGACGAAAGCGCATTCTTAGAGTCCGCTGCGCCGCAAGACGTGACAGCCATCGACGAGAGTGCATTCTTGGGTTCGCCTGCGGAAACCGTAACTCTGGACGCGGTCACTGATACTACTCCTGCTTCTGCGTTACCTGTAAACCCTGAGACTGGTCTGAAGCCAAAGGGTAAACGTGGTCGCAAGCCCGTGGAGCGCACGCCGGAAGAACAAGCCGCTGCCGATGCTCAACGTAAAGAACGCCAGCAAGTCGGGCGCGATTCCATTCGCGCTGCGGAGAAAGCCCGTGCCGTCGTTGAAAAGCCGTTCAGTGCGGACGACTATGACAACATGGATGCTGCCCGTGCCGCAGGCATGGAGTTACAGCAGGAACGAGACAATGCGCTTGCCGAGGCTTACCGCATCCTGAATGACCGCAACATTGGCCCGACTTCCAAAGCCAAGCAGATTGCCAAGACCGTCATCGACCATCCGAGTGTTGATCTCCAAGAGAAACAGCGGGCACAAAATCGTGCCAAGCAGACGGGTACTGCCCGTGCAGACCTCCTTGGTGACTCCACTAACGCCCAGCCTGATTCGTTTTACGAGACGGTTACCGACGCAACCAAGGCGATAGACCACGTCATTAAGACTGGCAACCCGTTTGAAAAACTGCTCGCCCAACGCATCAAATCTTTCCTCAAGGGCGTGAAGATTGTTGTCGTCAGCAATCCTGAAACTGACATCCCTGATGCCCGTACCCGCCGCAACTTCCGTGGCGCGATGGGTCTGTATGTCGAAAAGGGTAAGCAGCGCACCATCTACCTGAGCAACATGCCCGGGTTGCGCGGCATCAACAACATGACGTTCCTGCACGAAGCACTTCACGGTGCGACGATGGCGCAGATCAACGCATGGACTAAAGACCCCAACTCAGTCAGCCCTCAAGCCCGTGCGGCTATCGCTGATATGCAGAAAGTGATGTTGCAGGCGTACAAATACTACGCTGTGATGAACGTCACTGGCAGAACCGATCCGCTGGAAGACGCGCTCTACGACCTTGGTGCCTTCACCGACCTCAAGGAGTTTGTGGCTTATGGCATGACCCAGCCCGAGATGCAAGACTTCTTGATGAAGGTGCCCGGGCAGTACAAGTTCGATGGGGGTACGCTCAACCGTGGTCTACTGACTAAGTTTGTTCAGTCTCTGCGCAAGATGTTCAACATGGGGCCGCAGTATGACTCTGCGTTCCAAGACCTTGTGGTGGTTACGGATCGTCTGCTACGTGCAGCACCCGCGCCTTCTTCTGGGAGCACTATCATGGCTCTCGCAAGGAGAGT